ATTTCAAACCAGACTTTGCACGTGATATTGAGAAATCTAGCACAAGCCAATTCGCTTGGAAGCTGCATAACTTCATGCTTGGTTTCGGTAACAACAGCAATGGTGATTACGTAGATGTTCAGTTCACTCAACTCTAATTATTGACTATAAGAGGTTCAAATGGATCCAATAATTGAACAATGCAATACATTTCTAAAGAAATCTGACGTTAGATTCAATGCCACGATTAGTCGAGCAGTTAGAGACTTGAATCTGTATAGCGGCGACTTCTGGACAGACGACTTTAGAAAGAAATATCGTAGAAATAAGAACAGAGTAAATCTGTCAATGAATAACTGGAATGTAATGTGTAACGCCATTGCATCTCCTATTTCGAACTCTCCTTGGCATACTGAATTGGTCAACAAGCAAGGAGCTTTCGGTGAAATACAAGAAGTTATCGATACTGTTGAAAGTGATAATGATAGTAAATCATCTATCGTTGATGCATTCCGCAAAGCAGTTCTAACAGGCTACGGCTTCTTGGTCGTTACAACTATCGAAGATGAACTAACTGGCATGCCAAAGATCTTGCTAGAAAGTGCATCTCACATTGATGCTGTCGCATTTGACCCATCGTGTGCAACACCTGAAGGATCTGATGCAGAAGAAGGTGCAATCATCAACTTCATTCCTTTGAAGAAAGCTCGTAGATTATATGGTGAAGATGTTGCTCCTATCACGTATCCTCGTACTCAGTGCTACATCAACTTTGCTTTGATGGAACAATGGGATGTGCCTGAAGATAGCATTGCACAGATTTCTTACTACATCAAGAATGATGCTGGCACAGTCAACTACTATCAGATTGTTGGTGACAAAGTTGTTAGACAAGAAACATTGCCTATCAAGATCATTCCTATTGTAAGATTAGCTGGTAATGAAATATATGAACGCAACCAGATCAACTATAATGGTATCATTCAACAGACTCTTTCTCTTGAACTAGGTGCTAACATTGCTTATTCTACAATGATTGAACGTTGTGGTAGAAGCCCTAAAGCATCTTATATGTGTCACGTTGATGCTATCGATGGACTTGAACAGTCACTAGCTATGTCTAACCAAGATGATGCTGTTGCAGTATTGTGGAAAGGTGAACATCAGCCAGTACCTTTGACTGAATCATTCCAGACTGGTGACTTGCAAGCTACTATCACTACTTGTAGAACACTCATGGAAGACACCATGGGCATTCCTCTTACGGGCATTACTAACACACAACCTGAGAAGACTGCTACAGAAATCTTAAGACAGCAAATCTCGAAAGAAAGTAATACTGCAAACTATTACAACAATGCTTATAAAGCTGTCAGAATGATTGCAAAGATCATCATTCAGATGGTCAACAATGGTGAAGACTTGAAGTTCACACTAGAGAATGGCCCTAACGTCATTACTCGTGAAATGAAAGTTCGTCAAGAATTGTCTGCTTTAGCAACTATCATGCCCGACAACATGAAGCCTTTGATTGCTAAGTACTTTGCTGATTCTTTGAAGAATGATTTAGGTGATGAACTTTCTCGTAACATTGTTGCTAACTTACCACCTGATGTTAACTTCGTAACTGAAGCACAAGATCCTGCTGCAATTCACTTGATGAAGCAGATGCAGGCTCAGACAGAAGCTACATTAGACGAAATGGCTGCACTAAAGGCTGAGAATGAAGACTTGAAGCAACAGATCAAGACTATGCAAGTGTCTATGCTTGACAATAGAGAATCTCGTATCTTAGACTTCAACAAGTTCCAGATTGCAGAATCTAACAAGGTAGCAATTGAAGAAGCTAAACTAGGCCTTGACTCTGTCAAAGCACAAGCTGACATTCAAGAACAGAATGACAAATTGATGCTTGAAGCTGAGAAAGAAATGAACAAGACAAATCTTGAACATGACAAATTGATTGCTGATATTGTCAAAGGAGCGTAAATGCATTTCAGTGTATACAATGGTGATACTTCATTAGCTGGCAACGCATTGAAGGCTGGCAATAGAGAAGCTACTAAGAGACAGACACAACAAGAGCATGATGATCTCTTGGACATTACTACTCTGCCTGAATATCAGCAGTTCATGGCTTTGCCACCTGCTGCTAAGGCTATTGCTATGCAAGCTTTGCAGGCACAAGCTGAAGAAAGAGAACGTCTTGACCCAAGATACTGGTTAGATGCAAATCCACGTAGAGCTATTTCACAGTCTTCTTCGTGGGTAGGTGACTTTGATTACGATCCTACAGCTAACTATTTACTTGTCAAGATGGGTAACAAAGATTATGCATTTGCTGGTATGCAGCCTGAAACTGTTGCAGAATGGATAAATAGTCCATCTCTTGGTCAATATTTCAACAATTATATCAAGGGCAACTATAGTGCGTAACTAATTATTATTATGAACAAGACGCTAATAAGTCTTGTCCAAGGGCGGTCATGTGCCAAGGAGGCGACCGACATTTGCAATGTTAGTGAGTAGGGTTCGATTCCCTAACTGTCCATATTTGTAGTATAGTAACAGTGGCTATGCTACACAAATTTAACACTGGTATAAGGACGGTCACCGTAATGACTACAGAAGAAGCAAACGAATATCTTGCCAACCTCAAAGGTAAGCAATCCGAAGAAAGTAAAGAACCTGTCAATCAAGAAATCTCGGAAGAAGTTAAAGCAGCACCAGCTAGTAACTCTGATAAAGAAATTGGTGAAGAACCGAAGACAGAAACACCTGCTGAACCTAAAGGTGATGACAAACCTAAAGAAGAAGTAGTTGAAACAAAGTCTGAAGTGAAAGACAAAGACAATCAACGTGATTACGCCTTCATTCGTGAGAAGAAGAAACGTAAAGAACAGAAAGAGAAATATGAAGCTCGTATCAAAGAGCTCGAAGATATTATCTCTAAACAATCTGGCCTAAAGCCTGAACATTTCAAAGACGATCAAGGTAACATCAAGACTGACGAATACGTAAACTGGAAGTTCAAAGAAAGAGATATGCAAGACGAAATCAAGCATATCAAACAAATGGACAAAGAAGAACAGTTGAAGTATGACTTGGAAGAAGATGCTCGTAGAGTAGCAAGTTGCTATCCTGACGACAAAGAACGTAAAGAATACGAAGATCTGATTGCAAAGAATGGTGCAGCTTTCTATGAAGCTGTGACAGAAGTTGACAAAGATCAAGTAGTCTTCAACTATTTGTCTACGATGCCTGAATATCCAATTGTCATGAAAGAATTGATGACCAACAACGCTGTCCTATCGAGACTCTTCAGATCAACAGACAAAGATTCACTGAAGAAGAACATAGAGAAGATTGCTGACGAGATCATTGAGAAACATCATGCTAAGCCAGACAAGCCCGTTGAACAGAAACCATCTATTCCTGTCATCGGTAAACAAATTTCAAACAACACATCCTCTGTGCCTGCTGTCAAAGACTCATCTTACTGGAACAACTATTTAAGACAGCATCCAAGAGGCTAATTTAGGAGTTATATATTATGGCTAATACATTTGTTACTAACAAGAAGACTGACCTTGTTGCACTTCGTGCAGCTGAAGCTGCTGCTTATTTGACCGTTGGTTCTAAGGCTTACTTTAAGGACCAGCTCGAAGGAAAGCGCAATGGTACAAGCTACGAATTCGTGATTCGTGATGCTGGTGAATATGCTGAAGGTATGGACATGTCCGATCATGTCAGCAACCTTGTCGAACGTAAGGTCACGAAGGACATTAAGCTTGGCAACATCGTGATCGACACCAATCTCTTAGAGAAGGTGACCGACGTCGAATGGGACAAGGAAATTGCATATCCTAACGGTAAGAAGTTGATCAATGGTGTCGTTAAGGCAACTGTTGATAGTGATATTGGTTTGCAGAATACTGCATTCGTTGGTACTGGTTGGATGCCACTCTCCAAGGCTTCAAGATTCCTTGGTTCTATTTCGAGTGACAAGCGCTATGCATTCGTTGACCCAATGATCGACTCTGTCATGGCAGCTGGTGGAAAGAGCTTCACTCCTGTTGAAGCAGAACCACTTTACAAGACTGGTATGCTTGGTGATTTCTCTGGTACTGAATTCCGTGAATCTCAGTTCATGCCAAGCATTGATGTTAGTGATGAACTTGCTGGACAGCTTGCTTCTGCAACTGTTAGCTCGATCGTAGCTAGCGGTGATAAGTTGGTGATCACTCTTTCTCAGGAATCTGCAGCTATCAAGAAAGGTATGCCAATCTTCATCGATGGATTCTACGCATGTGACACTGTTGGTGATAAGACCTCTAGCTTGGCTGCATTCATTGCAACTGAAGACGCTACTGGTAAGGTAATCACTTACAAGAAGGACTTCACTGGTGTTGGTACTCGTGAAGTTTGCGACGTTGATGGAAAGAACATCGACATTGATAATATTTCTAGTCCAAAGCTTGTCAACACTCTTACTGCAGGTAACTACTTCGTCGGTATCTTCCGTGTTGATGGTGCTATGGAATTCGATACTCTTAACAAGCTTGATTGGTCTAACGCTGATGAAAGCTCTGATTCTGTCGAAGGAATCAAGGTTCTTCAGGGTAGAGCAGTAGACGTGGTCAAGGGTTCGAATAAGACGCGCTGGGCCGTAGCCTCCTTGGCAGGTATTGTGGAGCCAAGATGTTGCACATTAGTACTTGTCAAAGACTCTACTGCTAATCTCGTTGCAATGTAATCTTCAACTAAACTAAATAATTTAAGCCGCTCATTTGAGCGGCTTTCTTTATGTTCTAGGCTTGCCATTTATGTTGCCTTTAGGCCATCGATACCTCTTAGCATCTGCGCGTGCTTTAACATCTGGTCTTTGCATAGCAACTTTCGTTTGTTTAGATATGTTTGCTCGTCGTTCTTTAGAATATGTGCCTTTAGCATGATTGTGCAACGCTATGTGCTCGCTTCTTCTCATGAATATTAGTTCGTAATGTGGTCGATGATAATACATGTCAAGACGTTTCAAGCTTTCTGGAGTATGTGCTTCTTTACCATCAAGTGTTATCTCTAATCTATGATGACATACCCAACCAGCGAAGTTGTCTGCTAGTGCTTTATCATAGTTCTCGATCTTAGTGTAATCTTTGCAATATTTGTTTAATAGTGATGTGTATTTCATATGAAATAAGCTCGTCTAGGGGAGGATTTGTGATAGGACCTAGACGAGCTTTGAGGTGATTTATGGAGGAGTATCTTAAGGATATTGATATTATAATAAATTACTTGACAGGTGTAAACATTAAATTTCTACACGATCTTTGAAGAGTGCTTGATACAAACCAATGTTGTTGTCAAGCCATCGATTGTTCAAGTATTCATACTGATAGTTCAATATGTCAAGATAGTTAGCTTTAGCTCTTTCGATGCAATACTCTAACTGTTTCTTTGTAGCATTTGCAGGAATGAGCTGATAAGGATGTGCACCATTGTACGGTCCATCTTCAAATTCTGTCATTAAACATACTCTACCGACTGCACAAGCTTCTAAGTACTTCAAATCAGACTTGCATCTGTTGAATACGTTGTTAGCTAAAGGTGCAATGATGAAGTCACATTGTCTAGTACCAGTGTAGAAGTCATGTGCATACATGTTCAAAGGTGACCAGCTTTGTGTAGCAATTGGCTTGATGAAGTAAGGAGTGACACCCTGAATGATTACTTTCTTGTCTTGCAAATAATCTACCCATGCCTGACTAAAGTCACCTGGCATCTTCTTAGAATTGTTGTAGTGTGTTGGTGAACCAGCATAGTACAAGATGTCGTTGCCCATGATAGACTTAGCTCTGTCAAAGTGCCATTCTTTACGTGTCAACATGTTGGGTATGACAACAATCTTATTGACATCTACAAGTCCATCTAAAGCTTTCTTCAAGTATTCTGTGCTAACTATTACCTTGTCAGCAAAGTCATTCAAGTACTTCTTCATAGCTTCTGTGTTACCTTTCATGTCAATCATTGTACGAGTAGCATTATATGCAGGAATGCTTTCACCTTTGTATTCCCACAATAGATCGTCATAGTCTACAATGAATTTAGTCTTAGTACGTTCTTTGAATGCAATCAGCTGCTGAAATATGTTGTCAGATACAATACGTTGTGTCACATTGTATTGCTGTCCAAAGTATCTGTACTTGCCCATTGGTGACAATGTTACGTCACATGTCTTGTCTAGTGCTAGCATGTTAGCAACTTGAATTAAACGATAATAGCCGCATGCAGATACATCGGCTGGAATAATGTTAATTATGCTCATTTGTGTTAACCTTATGTGTGATGAATTCGTCAAGATAGTATTGTAGTTCTTCGTAGCAATGATCTTCTATTGCTGTATCTTTCTTTCTCTTGTTATTTATCTCTTTGAAATAATGCACTGCAGCTACATAAGCAATACGATAAGCATACGAGTAGATGCTACCTTTGCTAGGATCGAAATGTGGTAGACCAAATAACATCTCGTAGTACATTTGATCTCTCATTTCAAACTTCTCATCATGTGTCTTAGCTCGCCATTTAGGGCCTTCTAGCACACATTCGACGATAGAGAGTATGTAAATGCCATATCTATCATTCTCCTGTGAAGTCAAGCGTAGATTATTGCGTAGTTTATTGACTAATTGTGCAAAGTCTTGTAAGTCTATATCATAGCCCTGTACATAGTCAGGATCTGTATAAGCTGCATGAATATTTCTCTTTCTATGTGGATTTGACCACTTTATTGCTTCCATGTTGTTATCCTCTACTAGTTAGATATATTATTTAGGCCCGGATTTGTTCATTCCTGACAAGATATAATATAAATAAATTCTTGTCACTTGCAAGCTGCAGTTTCTAATTATTACATATCAAGAACATATCGACATGAGACAAGCATGTCAGCTATAATTTGGAGTAAATTGATATGTCATCTACAACAGATACAGAACAAAGATTTGCCTATCTTCTATCACCAGAATTCGAAATTGTTAATACAGCTGGTAAACCTCTAACAGGTGGCTGGATAGAAGTCTATATTCATGGTACTCGTGACAAATATTACTGCTTAAGTGACTTTGACGGTACTCTTCATCCTTTCCAAATTCCTCTAGATTCTCTTGGTAGCAATATCGTTCTAGCATCTCCAACACATGCTTACGATATCTACATTTACAATAAGTTTGGATCTTTGGTCATGTCACGTTACAACGTGGTACCTGCTACAAATTCTCCTGATGCTGTAGCAGATGTTGTAGTGATTGATTCTCCTGATGAAACTATCAACGTAACAATTGATGGTGGATCTAACTGGCATCTAGAAGTTAATACTGACCTGATTGCTACTGCTAGTGGCCTTGCTGAAGTCAGTGGAGCTTTAACAGAAGTCAGTGGTGCATTACTAAATAAGAAAGACAAGCAAGAACCTGTCGATGTGTCTGGTTCTGTAACTAAGACTGTTACAAACATCAAGCAGAATGAGAATGGTGAAATTGAAGTAACCTATGAAGACATCGATCTTCCTCAGCAAGTACCGAATGTCAACATCATCTCTCCTTCTGGTACTTTAGATATTACATCTACAACAGACCCAGCTACTAACACAAAGACCTTCAAGATTGACGTTCATAAGTCTAACATGGACTACTTTGAAGGTTACTATGGTAGAGCACACTATGAAGACAGACCGTCTGACACTACTGCAGCATTCACAACGTATGTCGACAACTGGAGAGAATACAGATATCAAGGTGACTTCATTGCTAATAGCTGGCAAGATCAGGACAACACTACATTCCTTCTAAATTCTGGTCTATATTTGATTACTGCATCTATTCGCTATAAGATGGCAGATGCTAGTGTCAAGAACAAAGAAGAATACATTAGAATTGCAACTGGTGCATTCAATGGTTTAGAGAATGGCACACAGCTCAAAGATTGGTCTAACGAAGCTGCATTAGACGAGAATACTATTCAGCTGTCTTTCGTAAGAAGTGTAGACGATGACGAAGATTATGACAATCTAAGAGGCAATCATACATTGTACTTTGCACCATATCTTCCTTATGGTGTTAACTATGCTGAAATTGATCACTTGCAGATTGTCAAGTTAGACAGCATCGTGACTTATCATGGTGGTCCTGGCCCGTCGTACAAGCCAGGCTATGGCATTGAAATTCAAGATAATGTGATCAGTGTTGCAACTGGTGACGTTGTTACGAACAACTACTTTGAAACTGTTGTATCGTCTATCAATACTGAAATCAACGAACTAACAACAGTCATCAACAATGTGTCAGGTGATATTACGAACCTGAACGAATCTGTCACTAATTTGATTGGTGCAACAGGTGACTATGCTACGAAAGATTACGTAGATGAAGCTGTAAGTGGCCTAGAGAATTATTCTGCAGGTCAGTACATTTCTATTGAAGATCACGTTATTTCTGTCACTGGATTGCAGCCAGAAGGTGATTATGCAACTAATGCAGATCTTCAGACTGTTAGTGCAGCAATACCTGAATCTGAAGAAGTTGAATTTGAAGAACTTGACTTATCACAATTTGCACAAGCATCTGCAGTTACTGTCATTCAGAATCAGATCACTAATGTAACAGGTGATATTTACAACATCAATGAAGATATTACAAACCTCATTGGTGCTACTGGAGACTATGCTACTGAAGAATATGTTAACGAAGCAATTGCTGCAGTAACCGGTCAGCCACTCACACAGCAACAGTCAGACTGGACTCAGACAGATGACACTAAAGTAGACTACATCAAGCACAAACCAAGACAGGTCAACTTAGTAGCTGGTGACAACATCACTATTGAACAAGACGGTCTTGACGTTATTATTTCTGCAGAAGATCCTGGTGATACTTACTCTGCTGGTCAATACATCTCTATTCAGAACAACACGATTGCTGCAACTGGCCTACAACCAGCTGGTAACTATTTAACACCTGCTGACTTGAATGGGTATGCAACAGAACAATATGTTGATGAAGCAGTTGCTGCTGTAACAGGTCAACCACTTGAACAAGTTAATTCTGACTGGTTAGCAACTTCTGGTGTAGCTGAAATCTTGAACAAGCCAGACGTCTTCCAGCTAATTGCTGGTGACAATATCGACATCACACCTAGTGGCAATGATCTAGTCATTAGTGCATCTTCTGATGTAACTAAAGCTTATGTTGATGAACAGATTGATGCTGTAACTGGCATGATTCCAACACTTCCACAAGAAGAAGAAGTTGAATTTGAAGAATTGAATTTGTCAGATTATGCTCTAGCGAGTGCTATACCCGATGTATCTGACTTTGCAACTAAGACAGAATTAGCAGATGCTATTGCTGCAGCAACTGGTATGATTCCCGATGTAAGCAACTTTGCTACAAACGACGATGTTCAGTATGTGCAAGAACAAGTTGATCAGTTAGTTGCTGCTACAGGCTACTACTTACAAGCAAATGATCTTAACGGCTATGCTACAGAACAAGATGTTGATGCTGCTATTGATGCTGCAACAGGCATGATACCTGACGTTAGCAATCTTGCTACAAAGAGTGAATTAGCTGCAGTTGAAGCAGAAATTCCAACATTACCTAGCGAAGAAGAAGTTGAATTTGAAGAATTGAATTTGTCTGATTATGCTCTTGCATCTGCAATTCCTGACATTTCGAATCTTGCTACTAAGACAGAATTGCAAGAAGTAGAAGCAGAAATTCCTGATGTAAGCAATTTGGCAACTAAAGCAGAAGTTCAAGCTGCAACTGGCATGATTCCTTCGTTAGATGGTTATGCTACTGAGCAGTATGTCGATGATGCTATCGATACTGTAACAGGAATGATTCCTGATGTAAGTAATTTCGTTACACAACAAGATGTTGATGATAGCATTGCACCAGTTCAATCTCAGATCGATACATTAGCAGCAGCAACAGGTGATTACTTAACAGAACAGGTTAATGCAGATTGGAATGCTACTTCTGGTGTTTCTGAAATCTTGAATAAGCCTGAATCTGAAGAAGTTGAATTTGAAGAACTTGACTTATCAGTCTATGCATTGGCTTCTGCAATTCCTTCTCTTGATGGTTATGCAACTGAAGCTTATGTAGATGCTGCAATTACTGGTATCGACGTTTCTGACATATTCTGGGCTGTTATTGATTCTACAACTTATGCTGAAATTCAAGCTGCAAAGCAAGCTGGAAAGCAAGTATTTGTAGTCGGTAGATACGGCGGCACAATCTACGTACCAACTTATAGTAATGGCTGGGTTAATGCAGATTTCGGCAATCCTTTGCATAGTGAAGGCGGATTTCCTCACTTAACTAGAGTCTGGGTTGATTCTAGCGACGTATGGCATTCAGAGCTATTCATTATACCATATAGAGGAACAAATGGTATAGTTGTAGATGGTGGTACAATTTCTGTTACGGGTTTCGAACAAGTAAATTCTGACTGGAACGCTACTTCTGGTGTTGCTGAAATCTTGAATAAGCCCGAAATAATCGAATACGAACTTTCAGAAATTTCTGCTGGTGAAGGTATTTCTATTGTATCAGGCGTAAATGGAATAACTATTTCTGCAACTGGTTGTAGTTACATTGCTGGTCAGAATATCACATTCACTGCTAGCGGTGATGATATTGTAATCTCTTCTACAGCAGCTGAGTTAACAGGTGCTTCTGGTGTTAAGATTGAAGATGATGTTGCAAGTCTAGATGATCCAATCTTCGTTAAAGCAGGTTCTGGTATTACAATCACTCAAGATGGTGATGATATCGTTATTTCTGCACAAGGTGGTGGATCTTCTTACGCTGCTGGTGCTGGTATCGACATCACAAATGACACCATATCGATTGACAACACAGTCGCATTAGCATCTGCATTGCCAACTACTGAATTTGGTAAATTCACTATCCAGAGCAATGTGTCTGGTGGTCCTATCGAAGTATTAGTTCCTACTGATGTAGGTAAACCTGTATATTTAGTTATGGTTAACAATAATGCAGTAAGCGGAACATACGGTTCCAGTACTTCTGTAGTTATTGTGTATAGAAGCCCGGGTTATGACGATGATACATATAATTATACTGGCGGTACAGTTAATTTAAATGTTCCGGAAGAACTTACCGGAATAGCAAACATTAATTTAATTTACTCGCCAAATTCTAATCCAATTAGTACGAACGGACCTTATTTAATACAGAGCTGGTCAGCTCCGGATTTGAGTAACTATAAGGTACCTGTTGGTAATTATAGTATTCCTACACAATCAAATGTTGGCGGAAGTAGTTATGGTAAATACTTAGTATTACAAGCCAATGGTCCAAGCCCAGATCTTGAACAGTTAAGCAAGATTACGATTAATGCTATTGAAAGTCATCCAGAACTTGGCGTTTCTGTAAATCTTGACAGATATTACTTGGGTAATACAAATACTACTACTAGCAATTCTGGAACTCAGGCATTAATTTATACAGATTCTAATACGAAGAAACAGACTGTATTTATGCCGACTTCTATGCCAAGTAACTGGAAATCTGAATTCGCGCAAGCATTTGAGTATGGTAGTAATCGTAATAGTCCAGATACTAGTTACTATACCACTAAACAATATAGAGCTTATAAGTATACATCTTCTCCAAGACGTTATCAATTCGCGTATTGCACAGATTGGGACTATGCACATAGTATAATGACTTTCGTTGCATACGATAATTCTGGTAATGCGATCGAGAAGTGGACATTAGATTACAGTAGCTACTATTCTAACGTCTGGACAACAACGCCTATTACTCCAGATATGTCAGACTATGTTGCATATTCTGCGTCTGGTGTAAGTTTACCAAATTCACATTTCGAAATTGATACTGATGGTCAAGCATATAAGATTACAAACGTTAGCGTTGAAGTAAATTATAACGATCACCTTAATAACGCTTGGGGTGGTATCGGCTTTGGTTATAACACTGATTACCCAGCTGGAACGTTTGAATTTAGAACAACTGCTTCAAACGCAGTTACACTAAAGCTTCAACCAGATGTGACAGAAGATTGGCATGGATTCCCAGTTGAAGGAATACCGTTTGTAAACGGTGTTGCTAAATGGCAAGTTCCTGAAGCATTTAATACAGGTGGTAACTATCTAACTTGTGCGATGTATGATGCGTCTAACAATTTAGTTAGCTATACTACAAATCCAAGAAATTTAGATTTAGTGTATACTGGTTATATCGATAAAGCTGAATATGCACTTAAATCTGATATACCAGTTGTTACCGGATACGCTACAACTTCTGATGTTAACACTGCTATTGCTAGTGTAGAAGCTGATATTCAGACAGTATCAGGAGCAGTTGATGCTGTGTCTGGAGCTATTCCTGAATCTGAAGAAGTAGAATTCGAAGAAGTCGATCTAACAGATTACGCACTTGCTTCTGCAATTCCTGATGTAAGTAATTTAGCTACTAAGAATGAAGTTCAGTTGGTAGAAGCAGAAATTCAAACTGTTTCAGGCGCAATTCCGACATTAGCAGACTTGAACACTCAGGGCATCACTGATATTCAAGTTGTTCAAGCATTGCCTGTATCACCAGTATCAACAGTTCTTTATCTCATTCCAGAAGCATAAATATTATAGGAGAATAACAAATGTCAACAGTTTATACATTAAACGGTAAAGTATTAAAGAACGCAGCCAACGACAAGTGGCTCACAAAGAAGGAAGCGCCTGCAGGATTCGTTATGAATGCAAGTACACTAGCAGGACAAGGATACGGTACTGGAGGTGCCAGTAATTTGTATTTCCTATGTTGGAAAGGAACAGAATGGCCATCAGGTTGTAATCTAAATGGACAAACTGCTAGAATTATTATAAGTTCTGATATTACATCCGCTAGCGAAAGTCTACCACTATATTATGCACAAGATTTGCCCGGAGGTTCAGGACAACCAGGAGGTCCAACTGTATTAAGTGTACCTATTACAGCAGGTACGTATGAAGTTACATGTGGTAACAATATGGCTGGAACTTCATTTGGCGTTTATCTTAATATACAATGTCCTTCTGAAGAAGCAGCAAATGAAGTACTTAGTAAGTGTACAATCACGATCCTAGACCCATAATATGAGCAACATCGGTTCTTCAAAGATAGCAGAAATGTACGTCGGTAGTACCAAGATAGCACAAGCCTATGTTGGTTCTACTCTCGTGTTTCAGTTACCTGCTGCAGGCTATGACTCTTACAAAGTGCACTTGACTTGGAGTAGCAATGACAACTTCAACATGGCAGGATTGCATATTGATGGAGTTCAAGCTACTACTTCTCAAGTTACTTCTTTGTTGTATTACAATGGCAGTTGGCAAGAAGCATCTACATCTGATAGAGAGACTGCTATTCAATGGGACAACAATGATCAAGGCAAGTCTTTCTATGGTACAGCTATTGACATCAACTTTACTGCAGACAACATGCCTTCTACCGTTCAAGTCAAGACTGGTAGATGGTACGGTGGTGGTTCTATGACAGTCACTATGCACGTTGCTGGTGTCAAAGATGGTGTTGAGACTGACCTTGGATATACAACTGCTACTAACGCAGCCAATTTAACATACACAGTCAACGTCAGCTAATTATTGACAAACGATGAAAGTTTATAAATATTAACAGAATCGATAATCAAAGATAGCACAAGCACTTAAGGAACTTCATTAATGCCAAAGTTATATACAATAAACAATACACTTGTATCTATAAATGGCTATTATCTTGGCCAATTTGATAGATACGATGTTACTGTTGCACCGTCAGAACATGGCTCAGTAGTAGCTACTCCAACAAGAGGTCTTATTGGAACTACTATTACTTTGTCTTCTACACCTGATGATGGATACGAATTAGATTATTATACAGTAAATGGTGTTGCAATAGTTGGTAATACATTCACGTTAACAGGAAATACTACTGTTGCTGCCGTATTCAAAGTATATGCAGTTTATGACTCTTATGTCATTCATCTGACATGGCCTTCACCTAATTCGTTCGGCATGGCAGGTCTACACATAGATGATGTGCAGCCTTCTGTGTCAGATGTTACAATGAAGTATTATTACGAAGGTTGGCAAGAAATTTATTCATCTGACGTAGCATATGCAATTAATTGGAACGACTCCTATGGCTGTACTTTCGCCGGAACAGCAGTTGACATCAACTTTACTGCTAACATTGTGCCGTCTAAGGTTCAAGTCAGGACTAATGGAGTATCCCCATTGTTTGGCGATTATACATTAACTATGCGCGTTGCAGGTATCAAAGCTGGTGTTGAGACAGACTTGGGCCAAATATCGCAGACATACACCAAGAACAAGATATATACTGTCAACATCAGCTAATCACTACTTATTAAACAAACAGGAGAATTTAGAATGGCAACAAAGATTAGACCATTAGTATTCAAGATTGAAGAACCAGAACCGTTCGTGATGAACGCAAGTAATGCTTACAAGAGTGATGATAAAGCTTCATGGCAAAGTCCAGGATATGCAGATAATTATTATAATGGTGGTGGCAAGACATTGCGTATCACAATTTCAGAAGATTTAACCGATGTACCCGCTAATTATTCATTGCTATATACCACAGCCACGTCTGAGTATAGTGGACCATACTTTATTGCAGAAGGTGCATTCCCAACCACAGCTGGTGTGTATGATGTGCGAATAGAAGCTAATCCTGTTTCACCAGGAGCAGGTATGGCGCTTGGTAAGTATATTACCCTTATCTTTGCTAATTCAGAATCTAGACAAACTGATTTACCAAAGATAACACTAACAATCTTGAATCCGTAATGATACTCACATACAACAACCAATGGCTAATATATGATGCACAAGTGTTCGATAACTTTGTCGAGCCTGTGCGTTATGTTTACACAGGACCAAATGTGTCAGCTGCTCCAACGAGTGGTATCTATGACACGACTATCAATCTGACACATAGCACACCACAAGGCTATGATTTCGTAGAATATTCTGCCACTGGTGCTAATGTTGATGGATCTTCGTTCAAGATAGGTGATACTGACGTGTATGTTGAAGGTGTATTCACAGATCATTACTACACAATCAACACGTCATCTTCACACGGCACAATCACTGCTAATCACAACACAGCTAAACACGGCACTACAATCACACTGTCGAATTCACCAGCTTCAGGCTATGATTTCGACTACTATGAAGTCACCGGTGCAACTCTGATCAATGACAATCAGTTTGTAATTGGGTATTCTGACGTTACTGTGATAGGTCATTTCAAGCAGCATAAATATACTGTTACCGTTCAATCAACAAACGGAAGTGTAATCGCAAGTCCTAGCGAAGGTGTTCATGGCACGACTGTTACTCTGTCAAATACTCCTGCATCTGGTTATGCTTTCGACTACTACGAGGTAACAGGAGCTACTTTGATAAACAACAATCAATTCGTAATTGGATATTCTAACGTAACAGTAATTGGCCACTTCAAATCTGCTGTTAAGCACGCTACAGTTCATCTAAGATTGCCAACAGTTGCTGATACTTTGACTGAATCTGGCACAACTTGGTACCCATATCTGATAGGCCAGACTTGGGTAGTTGTATCTCACACAGGTGATGATATTTCTGAACTAACTGAATCTGGTCATTCTAGTAGAATCTTGTATGTAGATGGAGCTTTAGGCGGTAACAATTCTATCGAACGTTACACTACTGGTACAATTCTGCGCAGATTAGATGACGTTCAAGCAGTTGTTCATGCTACTGGTGATTCGTCAGACTGGGCTTACGAAGTAAGAGCAAGATCGAACATTCAACAAGATGTTATCTACTTGAGTGAATATAACGGACAGACTGAAGAATGGGGATTGCACCAAGTCAATCCACGTAATACTCAAGATGCAGCTGGCTGTTGGAACTATGGTAGAGGACAAGGCGTAGTTGCTTATACTGGTCCATTATCAGACTGGTGGCAGTTCAACGTAGTTGTTGGCTATAACGTCGATGGTAATAAGTACTGCTTCCCAAATCCAACTAAATCTTATAAAGACGTAATTGTAGACTTAACATGGACGTAATAACATGATAGTTGATAACAAATTCTTTGCACATAATGGCATATTAGTTGGCAACGGCAATAGAGTTCTGGGCAGTTTCGATGTTCAGTATGATGTGACAGTGTCTTCTGCAGGTAATGGTACAGCTTCTGCTGATAAGAACAGAGGACATTACGGTGACATCATTCAGTTAACGAACACACCAGCAACACATTATGCTTTCGATCATTACACTATCAATGGCACATCCACTACTAATTCTTCATTTGCACTGCAGACAGACACAAACGTTGTAGCATACTTCTCGAGGACACCTGGCTATACTGACTGGTACTTCGACGATCAATATGACACAGCTAAGGTGCAGAACAGAACTACTACTTCTAGTTTGGGCGTATACGCACATCAGAAATATACTGCTGCTCCAAATCCAGCTAATAACAGACGTCAGTCGTGGTCTAACTATGGTGTGTGTAGATGTTATTGGAGTGGTTACATTGGAAGAAGAAATGACTATCCATCTGGCATAAAGTACACGATAGACGCTATTGCTGGATATAGCAATGAAGATATATTCAAATGGCGCGCTAAAGATTATTACACAATGGAGACAACTGTGTCGAACGTAAAGGTAGCGTTAGTAATTGACTTTAATGCGAAGAAAGCTAATGTATACACAGATGACAATTTATCATTTACACAGAATCTAACTATGCAAGCTAATGGTGTGTTCTTGGGTGCAGCTCCGTCATATTATCAAAGTTCTTACAACACAACACTTAGCAGTCTTTCGATGAAGATATTTGAAGATGAATCTGACGCATTAGCATTCGCAAGATTTGAATAGGAGTTTATATGGCAAAGATTAACAAAGTTCTTTATAACATTGACCAACGCAACGACACAACTGCAGCAGAGAAGAAGACTGCGCGTGATAACATAGGTGCTGCAGCTAACATATTAGTTTCTGTAACTGAGAATGGTTTGATGTATTCTGTAGATAAAGTTAAACTAGACAGCATAGCTTCTGGTGCTGAAGTTAACGTGCAATCTAACTGGACTCAGACTGATACTGAAGCAGATGACTACATCAAGAATAAGCCTGCTATTCCTGAAATGGAATGGGTTCAACACAATCAAGGCGGTGATGCTCATTATGAAGCAGATAAGCTTACTATTGATCAAGACTATTTGTCTGTCATATTGAACGGAGTAGAAGTAGGTTCTGCTACACTTGGCAAATTAGTACCAAATCCAACAAGCACTCCTACAAATGATAAAGTTCTACATTTAGCAGAAGGCTCAGAAGTACCACAATGGACTGACATGCCAGAAGCTAAAGTCGTTTATGTTAGCTTGAATGACTCATATGCTACAGTATTAGGATATGTTAATGATGGTAAAGAAGTAATTCTTCGTGTATGGCCAACACAAGACAATCCGCTATACCAAGACTTCAGACTTATGCAGTACAATCCTGATGGCTCTATGGAGTTCTCATGTGTGACATCTGGCTATGGTAGTATCTTTACTTACAAATACATGCTGTATTCTAACGGCGTATGGCAACGTACTAATACTTCTGCTACTACATATCAAGGCATATTGATCGAAGGTATCGGACGTAATCTACATCTAAATCAGAACAATTACGTTCAGACAAACTTACCAGGTGGATTGTACGCTGCACCTACTAGCATGTCAAATAGCTTCGAAAGAATAACAGGTGCAAACTTTGCTGGTGCTTACGCATTAGGTTGCAGATACAACACAAGTGGCAATTATGAACTGGGACTTATTTACACTGCATCTGGCATGACTGGAACGTACACATTCATTGGTACTGAAACTGTCATCGGATTAGACGATAGCATCACTGTTAACCAAGCAGCATACATCGATTTAACTAGTATGTACACACCAACACAAAGATTTGGTGGTAGTGCTTCTACAGTGTTCAATCCATCAGTTCACAAAGCAATTCTTTACAGCGGATTGGCAGAAATCGGTCCTACATCAGATACAAAGATTGCTATCTGGCAGTCTGATGGTAATATCAATATTGCATTCACTTCTATCGAAGTTGGCAAGGTAGGTAGCACACTATGAGTGAATCAATAATCAGCTCTATCTTAGCCGCAATATCTCCATCTGCACTACCATTAGTAGTAGTGGTAGTTGCTGTTGTCTATTTCTACTTCAAGTTCAAAGGACTAGAGAAAGACAGAGAATCTACCAAAGAACTAAGAGACAACGATAGTCAGTCGTTACATGACAAAGTTCTGAAGCATGACTTCCAAATTACACAGCTAAGAGACAATCAGTCTCTGAATGCTACTGCTGTAGATGATTTGCGAGATCAGGTTTCACTATTAAACACTAACATCGTCAAGTTGACTGTCATAGTTGAACATCTTTCTGACACTATAAAGGAGATTAAGCATGAAGACAAGAGATAAGATTGATCTGGGCTTTATCATCATCGAAGCAATTTCGTTAATTATCAATTTACTCAAGAAAGACAAATGATTCCTACGCTATTATTCATATTGTTACTACTTATTCTCGGCTGTATATTCTTCAGCATTAACGATTGGAGTGGTAAATGATTGAATCATGTGATGGTTGTAATTCTAATTGCAAATATCTAAGTGAATGTCTAGGTGAAGGTGTTAAATTTGAAAGATTGAGAAGAGTTACAGGCTATTTGTCAGGGGGTGGAATTGAGCGCATGAACAACGCTAAACAGGCAGAGGTAAATGATAGGATGACGTCTGCAAATAGAGTAGAGTCGTATCATTCTAAATAAATGCACATATACATGTGTGTATATTAAATAATCTATTATACCCCCCTCCCCCCTTCTAATAGAATAATAATAAAGGCTGTAGAGCACCAAATGTGACAGCTACAGCCTGTGAGATTATTAACGAGACAGTTAACGCACAACATTTAGTTGTACAATATAAGTATAATAAAGAATTCGCAAGTGTAAATTGTCAAATTATGTCAATCGTATTGCATAAATATTCTTGTAAAGGACAATAACTTTATTATACTATAATTACATAAGTGGAAGCCTTACCACGGAAAGCTCGACCACAGGCGGCTTACAAATCAGGTAGAGGATCTATCCAACCAGTTCGAATAGGGTACGGAAGATCCCAATAGTCGAAAGATTATTCGTTGGGCATAACTTTGAAAGCAGCTGCTGTATATGGAAGATAACCGACTAAGTGAGATTGCCTTAGCAAGCAATCAGTCGAAAGCGTCAAGCATTCACGATGAACACAGCCTTGGAGACCACTGACCTGCCAAGTAATAGATTATTCGATGTAGTCGTTGATATAAGTCTAGAGAATGAGCATGAAGAAAGACAAGCATTTCAATTGAAGTTCTTATCTTTCTTTACGAAATTCTCTGTCGTAGGCACGATCATGTTCATAATACAGAACAAACAAATCATTCCTCAAATCATAGAACAACAGCGAAGCTGTTGTAACAGCGCGTAGCGCTGTTGATGGATTTGACAGTATAAATACTATATCATAATTCCTCCAAATTACGAATCTCGTAGATTAGTCCTCTACGAGATTTCGTATAAATATTACAAGAGCAAATCTTTATTATACTTTATAAGAGGAATTTATGAAATACATGACAATGGATTGCGAAGGTGATGGACTACACAGAAGCATCAATCAGAAACTCTTTCCGAATGCTAATCACTTCGACAAGAATACTACAATTTGGTGTGTGACATTTGCAGTAGGTGAACACTGTGTCACATTCTTCAAGAAACTACCCGACAAAGAACATAGAAGAAACGTCATACTTGATGATGGCAAAGTATGGGGTACTGTCAACAGCTATCATGACGCTGAATCAAAGCCATACGATTATTCTGCATTAACAGATTTCAGAGACTTCACTGACAAGTCATACGAAGAATATTTACAAGCTATAGCTGACTTTCTAAGAGCAGCACATGACAGAAGATATAGAATTTACTACAAATCTTACAATGGCTACAAATATGATGAAGATTTGCTGAGAGTTAACTTTGATAAATACAATATCGATATTACACACTGTTTCGACTATATGTACTCATGCGAAGCTTGGATGCCAAAGACGACAGAACAACAATCACTGGGCACATATACTCCTAACGAAGTATTCATGAACAAGGGCATCAAGCACAACATTGAAGATGCCAAAGAACTTTACAAGAGGACAATCTAATGACTGACACAGAAATCGAACTAAGAGAAATCAAATGCACAATGAGAAGAATGCAACAGCAGTTGGACATTATTGAGAAATACTTCAAAGAAGCTCCTTACAACTGCATGGCATTAGTACCTTCAACACAGGCTTGCAATGACTACGATAGAGAATGAAGCAAAGTACATAGCTGAACAGTTCTACAACAAAGACGCATCACGATTTGACTTGTTGCAGTTCGTTTGTAATAGAACCAAGAATGGCGTTACATTCAAAGTAGAATACGACAAAGGCGACTTACTATTTACTTTAAGAAACAAATCAGTAGCTACAATGAGAATTTCAGCAGACATGTTATATGCTGCTACGTTGAGAAACTGGTATGACAAATTGAATGCTATAATGAGCAAGATGAAGGAATATGCATGAGAATAATTGTATCGCTGACATCATGGCATAAACGTATTGAGCAAGCAAAGACAACTGTGTACTCTTTGCTAAATCAAACACGAAAGCCTGATGCAGTATATTTGAACTTAGACACTATCAACTTTCCAAACAAATTGCCACAATGGATTGAAGAGTGCAAAGCTGAGCACGACAACTTCTTTGCTCCATTGCAAAGCATAGACTTGAAAGTATGGCAGAAGATCATGCCAACTATTTGGCGCTTAGACGAAGAATATGAAGACACAATCATTGTTACAGCTGATGATGACGTCACATATCCTGAAACATATCTAGAAGAAATAGAAAGAAACATGCAAGGTTGTGACTGGTTGTGCACTAAGTCAAATGAATACACAATGGGTCAGTACATGGTCTATGGACCTAAAGCTATTGCAGCATTAGACACAGCAGTAGATCTTGACTTGATCAAGAACATACCACTAGACGATCATGCTATCTACTGGATCTTGCAAAGGTACAATTGTAAGCGTGGCAAGTGCACTAGCACAGAATGTGAAGACAGACAAGCTGGTTACTCATTCAGAAGATACTTCATAGAAACAAACGATGAGTCACAATTGCAAGACACAACATGTGAATATCCAACAGCTCAATTTGAGAAAGAACGTGCATATTTGAGAAAGAGAGGCATCATTGATCGATAAGAAGAAATTCAGAGCATCTAAAGAATGGAAAGAATTTAGATACATCATGAGAGAAAGACAAAGGATAGACCCTGTCACAAATCAGAAATTGACAAAGATGGCTAATCTTCATCATCTTGACATGGATGATGAGCACTACGATGATCTATCGAATGTCAACAACTTTGTATTCTTAAATCAGAAGACACATGAATGTGTGCACTTCTTATTCTCCAAGACACATCCAACACAATGGCGAGACAGAATCAGAGCACTAGCAGCAATATGTCAGAAGATGGAGAATCTACTTATTCAACAAACAGGAGATTAAATGAAGAAAGAAATCGATTACAATGAACGTATTGCTAAGATTCTAGCTGACATCGCTTTGACAAATGGTGCTATGCTAGCACGTTTGAACAAGCTGTTGACTCTCCTTGCTACAATCGAATTGCGTAAAGCTGGAGTCGATGATGCACAAATAAAGGAGCTGTTAGATGACCCTAAGTGAATGGCTTACAACTACGTGGAAACACATCGCTGTTAGAGAAGTATGTGGTAATTTGCGTGTCAATCCTATCAATGTTGAATTGACGGTTGGTCTATTGTCGACTAACAACAAAGAAGAATTTCAGAAGTTGGTGTTTCATTTAGCACCAGTTGGCATCATCGTTGACGAAATTGACGATGAATATTACGAAGGTCAGATGTTGAAGTTGCGTAATATGCTAACCAAGATGCTCATCACAGAGCCCAATTTCAGACAAGCTGACAAATGGCTCAAGTTGCTAGAAAGACGCGACAAAGATCACTGGTCAGAACAAAGCAAGAAGACAGAAGTTAAAGCTTCTTCGAATGGTATCAATCTAGAATTCGTAGTTAGAGAATAATGAATACATCATTATGGGAAGATAACAAACCAGAACTCTCATCATGGCAGAGAGATTTCATATTCGATAGATTCGATGATGATCTTGCCATCGCATGTTGTGGTGTTGGTAGTGGTAAGTCAGCTGCACTTGCAGTGTGGATTGTACTTCAATGTTGCAAGAAGCCTGGTATTCGCTGCATCATGGTTGCGCAAGACTATGGTGCTTTGCAGAAAGCATTGATACGTGAAATTCAAGTATTCTGTGAATGGGCGCATATTGACTATCAGATGCAGAACAAGAAAGAAATTCACTTTCCAAATGGTTCTCATGTATTTGGTTATTCAGCAGAGAATCCAGCATCTGTTCTTGGTCTATCAGAAATCTCGTTGTTAGCAATAGATGAAGCAGCATACATTCCAATAGAAATGTATAACTACTCACGCGACAGAATGAGAGGTGGTAAATATCCTTCGATGGTGCGTCTTATTTCATCACCTAATTCGATGAATAAAGTGCAGAACTGGTTCTCTGAATTAGTAAAGAAATATCCAGCAAAGGTAGTGTATGCATCTTCACTCGATAATCGCTTTACTGACGATGCATACAAACAGGAACTTAAAGAACGTTATATAGAGGGCAGCAATTTATATAATCAGCAAGTATTGGGTCAAATTGTTGATTGTGATGTTGCATCTCAGATTGTAATGAGAACAGACTTTGCACGTTCATTGCAAGGTGAAAGTAACGAATATTTCATCGGCTACGATGCATCTGGCTTAGGTGCTGACAAGGACGTCATGATAGTCATCAACAGATTTGGTATTGTCGAAATCAAAGAGTTTCTTGAAGCTGACACATTTACGAAGGCATCTGCTATTACAGAATTGTACAACAAATATCATATCAAGTCAGGAGCTGCTGATGCTACTGGTGGCTATTCTTTGGGTGTTCTAGATGTCTTAAAGGCAAAGAACATTCAGATGGCTGGCATCAACTTTGCACAGAAAGCTTACCTCGAAACATATCCAAATGCACGTACAGAAATGTACATGGAACTTGCTAAGGCTATCAAGGCTGGTTTCTATGTTAGTCAAGACAATATCAGAGACGAAATCTTAGCACAACAAGTAACGATAAATAGCAAAGGTAATCAAGCATTAGTACCGAAAGACTTGATCAAGAAGCAGATTGGACACTCACCTGACCACTCTGATGCACTTGCTCTGGCTATCTACGCTATGAATCACACTGTTGGTAGTGCTGCAGATGAAAGAGCTACAGAGATCGCTAACAGATATCTACAATATTTCAGGATGTACAATTGATAGAATGTAAAGATTGCAAAGCTTATTGTTGTAGAGAAGCACCAAAGTTAATGCCAGAACTCGATAGGGGTGATGGCATTTGTCAGTTCTTGACAGCTGATAACAAATGTGCTATCTACGATGATAGACCTTTGATCTGCAACACAGACAAAGTATACGAAAGATACTTCAAACATATGTCAAGAGATGACTATGACAGGTTAAATCAAGAAGCCTGTAACTATTTATTGAATAGAGGTAACACATGAACGTACGTGAAATAATTAAAGAAGCTGTTACTAGAGTAAATCTTGTACCTAGACGTCAAGCTATTCCAGGTGACATACTGGAGAATGCTTATCGTCTATTGAAAGGTGTTGTCAACAAGTACAACTATGACAACCTGTTGAACTTTACACAGAATTCTATCATCGTCAACAATGCTGAAATCACACATCTTTGGGATGAAACTGACATTGTCAAAGGCAAGAACAACATGTACTTTGAATCTGTGCCACAGATGGAAGCTTACGTTCCTGATGAAGAAGATTACGAGAATAACACTTGGGCAATGGTCAAGGGCATTAACGACTACATCTACGTAGTATATCAACCTGCACCTGGTGTATTTGACTGGCACAATCAGTACATCTATCAAGAAACTTTGCGTATTCAACAGATGAGAGAATACATGAAGATGCAGCACATTCAAGTAAGAGATGTTGCAAAGATCAACTCACTCTATCTTGTCACTCCAAAGAATACAGAATATGCAGAACATTATGAATTGAAGTTTGTACCTGCATACAAGTTTGACTCTTATTACAATGATGCTAATGTTTATACTTTGATACAGAAGTCTGAAGGTGAATGGCTAATTCAGCTAAAGCCTAATGTTGCAAAGCAGAATTACAGATTGAAGATCAACTACAATGAATCTTTAGACTTCGATCTTGATGATGATCTGTTCATACCAGACAACTACATAGAACTATTGATTGTAGCTCTTGCTCATAAGCTAGCCTTGGAATACCCACGCTTGGATGAAGCACAGATGCAACGTCTCCAACTAGAAGTTCAGACACTGGTCGATAACGTACGTACACCTAAGGCTGTAACGAGAATGATATTAAGAGAACCATACGACTTCTATAATGGTGGAAGACTAACACAGAATGAATTGATTTCTGGAGGCTGGCTATAATGGCATCTACAGTCAAACTTATTGAGAACATTGCTGGTAGCATTACTCACTCAAACTTGGCAAAGGTAGGTTTGGGTGAGTCTACTAATATGTTCTTGGAAAGACAGAATCCAACTGAACACTCTACATCTCTTGTGATGAGAACATGTCAAGGTGAAGTACAAGCTGCTTACATTCAAGGCAAATGCAGAGGCATGTACAGAGTGTCAAGAGGATATGATAACAGACCAGTACTTTATGCAGTATATGGCAACATGCTATATCTGATCAACGAAGACAATGACGTAGAATATATTGCTACATTGGGTAGCTATAACACAGAATGTCACATGACAGAAACTGGTGGTTATGGTTCTGCACATCCACATTTGATTATTGTGGATGGTTATAGCGTATATGCTGTTAACACAGGCTTGTCTGTAGGTGATCAGCAATTAGACTTTAGAAGCATTCAATTACCTTTGCGAGTAAATTCGACAGATACACACATCAAGCCAACACACTGTGCTTACTTGTATGGCTATCTGATTGTTAATGATGCTGGTACTGACGCATTCTACACATCATATCAGTACCCATTTGAAATTGAAGACAGTGAAGATGCTGCTTTCTATCAACTTCGTAACAACTTCATCTCATGGTGGATGTCACTAGATGATGATACGAAAGAGCAGTACAAAGCTGGTGAAATACACGACAGTTACTACACATTATACAAAGACTTCATCGATGGTACAGCTTCGGACGATCCAGAGAAATACGATGTATTCAGAGTTGGTACAGTAGAATATGCACAATATGGTTTCATTACGTACTCTGAATGGTGTCCAGACAATACGATTGCACTATGTTCAAATGGTTCTAAGCTGTACACATTCGGTGAAAGATCTTGGCAGGTATTCTCATACAATGACGACAAGAACAATCCTTTCTCATCCCCTGACAACGCTGCTGGCAACATTGGCATTAAAGCTCCAAACTCTTTGGCCATGCTTGGAAACACTGTGCTATGGCTTGGCTCTTCTGATATCGGTGACAATGGCGTCTTTATGATTAAAGATACTGAGATTACACGTATCTCTACACAAGACATTGAACGTGAAATTACTCAGTTAATCAATCCACATAATGCTTATGCATCTATCTGGCAAGAACACCAGCATGTGTTCTACTCTTTGACATTCGAAGATAGCAAGAAGACGTATGTGTATGATGTAACAGAACAGGCTTGGCATTACAGAGCAAGCTACGATGATAACAATAGATTGACATACTGGCGTTATAATCATGCTACATTTGCATACAACAAAGTCTATGTAGGCACACAGAATGCTCTTTGCTACATGGATGAGAACAAGTACTCTGAACATGATGGCAGAGTCATGCTAAAGATTCGTAGAGGTGGTGTTCTAACTTCACAAGATTGTCCATTCTATATTGATTCTGCTGAAATTATTTGCAACAATGGTCAACACTCATTCAACGATCAGTACACAAACATGGAGCTAAATCCCCGTATTTCTATCAGATATTCTTGGGACGGATCGACGTGGAGTGACTACGAAGACTATTACTTGGGCAAGATTGGTCAATATGACTATAGCACAACTGCATGGCATCTTGGCATGGGCAAGTACTTCACACTAGAAATCTCTACTACAGAAGAAATTCCATTTGCTATTGAGAACTTGAAGATAGCATTTAGTCCTTGTAGCAACTTCTAAGGAGCAAACATGATTGATGTCAAAGTAATACGCTACGACGAATCAAACCAGAACATAGAAGGCATCAAAGGACAGTACGGACAGTTAGGTGATAAGAATGCTACATTCACTATCATCAAGAACTTGCTCATCATTAACTTGCAAGGTGGAGCTAAGTACAATGATGAGAAATTGCCAACTGTCTACGACGGTTTCATTCAGTTGTCAAATGGACAAAGAATAAAGATAACAAATTCAACACTTAATTGCAACATTCCCAAAGATGTCACAGGCTTCGGCATACTCGTCTTGCAGAAATGGAATTAAGGCTATTTATTAAACTATAGGAGATCAAATATGGTACCTTTAATCGTTGCTGGAGCTATTGCTGGTGCTGCTGGACAACTAGGTGGTGCAGCAATTTCGGGCTATTATGCTGACAAAGCTGCTCAAAGAGAAGCAGATGCACGTAAAGATGCTGCTAACAGATTGCTGCAGGAAGGACGAATCACAGACGCACAGTATAACGAACTGATCAATCAGATCAATCAGTATTACTCAACACGTGGTTCTCTTGGCACTAAACAAGACGTTAATCAGTACAAACAAGCTATTCAGGGCTACAATCCTGAAGATTATGCAGCTGAAGTCGGTGAATTCGACTACGACAAGAAACAAGAAGACTTTGTCAATCCATACTACGCACAGATCATCGGTGATACTCGCGATACTATTCAGCATTCTGCTGCTGGTGCAGGTCTTGGCAGAGGAACTGGTGCAGCATTGAACATTGCTAAGGGCACTGCTGAGAAGTCTGATGAATTGTACAGAACAGCACAAGAAGCTTATAGAGACGACAGAAACTTTGCATATCAGCAATACATTGACGCAATTAACAACAACCAGAATAGATTGAATGCACTTCGTTCAGGCACAG